TCATTGGTCTTGATGAGATGGCTGCTATGGATAAGGTTATTTCTGCTGCTATCCCTAGCCAGTTATCACCTCTACAGTATTTAGCAAATTACAACGCTACGCTTAAGCCTAAAGAGATTAAGCAGCCTGACATGACTGCCCAATTCACAAAGCAGGTTCAATCCTCTTTGCAGTACAAGGATTTAGGTGATGCACGAACCGCTTATAGTGATGCATACTTTAAGGCTTGGGGTCAGTTTCCTGCTGCAGAACTTGATAAGAAGTTTCAGGACACTTGGAATGCACAAGTCAAGGCTCAGAACCAACCTACAACAACAGATACTAAATCTGAAAAAGTCTATGTCTATGACAAGAAGAGTAAGCCTGTTATGGATAAGGCTACAGGTAAGCAGAAGATTGATGCTGCAGGTCAAAAGGTTTACACAGGTCGGCTTAAGGATAAAGAAGGCGTTTTTCGTACCAAAACAATTTCAACTGGTGTTACTTCTGCCAAGGGTGAAGGATTCACCGAAGAAGAGCAGACTAAGTTTCTTGCTGACTTCCTAGTAGATAACTTCCCAGAAGCAAAGTTTAATGTAGAAAATATTGGCGGAACTGCTAAAACTGTCTACGACACCATTAGAGCATATCACCAAGGCAACTATGAGGCTGAACCTGACTTTGCATCAGTGTCTCCTCTTATTAAAGATATTCTTTCAAACCCTGACCAAAAGGTTCAGGAAGAAATGTTTACCCAATATGTAACAGGTCTACAGAAGAAAGTCGGCACACGCTTCATGGCGGTTCAGGGACTTATCCAGCCTGGCGAGAATGCTAACAAGTACGTAGACCCAGTTCTTAAGGCTATTGGAAATGCTCTTGAGACAACAGTAGATACCAAAGACCCACTCGTCCTACAGGCTTTAAACTTCAAAGATGATAAGGGTAACTACAGACTTCCTAATGATTATGAGTTGAGCCAGATGGTTGTCAATGACAAGCGTTATGACGGCACATCTGCTGCAATTAATACATCTATCAATATGTTCCAATCGCTTAAAAATGAGTTGAGGTAATCGTGGCAAGAGCACCGAAAGACGAAATGGGAACTCCTTTTGGACAAGCCCAATCTAAGCCTGCTGCAAAAACCACAGCAAAGCCTGCAGCAACTGGTACTCCGTTTGGTCAAGCAGCATCATCTCCTGCAGCGGCTGCAGTTGCAAACCCAACAGTTGCAAACATCAATACTTTTATAGCAAGCCTACAAACAAAACTTTCTGATATGAATGTTGCTTCAGGTCTTAACCCTGATGGAACAAAGCCAGCAGCACCAACTCGTGTTCAGCAGAATGAGGCTAGGAAGGCTGCTGGTCCAGCCTATCCTGCTCCTGCTGGTTACTACTGGTCATGGATTGGCACAGACTACAAACTTTACAAAAGCCCTACTTCCTCAGTTGTTCCCACAAATAATGCTGGTGCTAATGTTACTAACCCTACAGATACAACTGATACTACAGGGACCCCTACAACAAGCGTAGAAGTTCTTAAGGCTATGCTCAAGGGACTGGGATTCAAGGGTAGCGTTGTAGATGCATCAGCATCATTTCTTAACTCTTTAGTTAAAGAGGGCTTGGACTACGATAACGCAGTTCAGGTGTATCTCAATAGCAGAGACTATACACTCAAGAATGGTACAAAGGTAACATCACCATTTTACGAGCAGTATGGCTATCTAAACGAGGGACTTACAAAGCCTAGAACAGCATCAGAACTTTACAATGCTGTAGAAGGCTACAAGGAACTACAGGTCAAGTATGGATTCAGCGACAAGTATCTATCTCCTGAATCTCTTAAGAACTACGTTAAGAACAACGTAACTGTTGCAGACCTTGATGAGCGCTCTAACGCTGCTCGTCTTGCTGCCATTAACGCAGACCCTGCTAAGTCAGAGGCTCTCATTAAGTTGGGGTACATCGCTAACTCTGCTGGTCTCCAAGACTTCTACATGGATTCAAAGATTGGCACAGAGCAACTTGAACTCAACCGCAACACTGGAGCATTCGTAGCAGAGGCTATTCGCCGTGCTGGTTCTGGACTTCTTGTTGAGAATATCCAAATTGCTAACTACAAGAAGATTGCAGCATCGCTTACTGGTAAGGGTTACTCAGAGGCTCAAGTTGCACAACTTGCATCTACTGGCTTCCAGAATGTTGCTCAGAACTTACAGCCTACTGTGACACTTTCAGGCATTTATGAAAAAACTCCTGGAAACGAAGCAACCACTTCTCTTATCCAGTCAGAACTTCAAGAAGAAGAATTTATGAATATGGCTTCTGCTCGTCGTAAGAGACTTGAGCAGCAGAACATAAAAGCCTTCCAGGGAACAGCGGGTACTACCCAGACTTCCTTGAGAACAAGCAGCACAGGCGGCATACTATAAAGAATCCCCTCTGAATCTATCGGCCTCAGAGGGCGTACAAGACCGAGAGTACAAGCCAATACAGATTCCCCGTCTGGATTGAGGTGTGCGACAACTACTAATAAGGGAGACAATCGCATGAGCGATAACCGCGACAACTACTGGGAAGATGAAGACGAAGACGATACACCTACTGGTGCATTTGAATCGGATACAGACCTCGTTAAGAAACTACGTAAGGCTCTTAAGGCTGAACAGCGTAAGAACAAGGAACTAGAAACTTCATTTGGTGAACTCACCAAAGCCCAAAAAGAGCGGATTCTAAAGGACGTACTTTCGTCCAAGGGTGTTAATCACAAGATTGCACAGTTTATTCCAGCAGATATCGAGGCATCTGAAGATGCTATCAATGCCTGGCTTGATGCTAATGGTGATGTATTCGGATACACACCAACACCAAAGCCAGCGCTAAACCAACAAGATATTGCTTCTATGCAGAAGATGGATGCTGTGTTAACAGGTGCTGAAACACCCGCTGCTTCGGATGATTTACAAAATCGTATTGCTAACGCAGAATCCGAAGAAGAAATCTTATCAATCCTCAGCGGTCAATAAGCCGCACACTTAACCAGAAAGGAGATATCTCCAAATGGCAGATGTCTTTTCAACCACAACCTCTGGGTTAGGTTCCAATCTTGTAACTATGGCGTACGATAAGTTGATTGAACTCAACTTGCGTTCAGTTCCACAGTTCCGCGCAATCGCGGACAAGAAGGTCGGAAACCCAACTCACGACGGTTCTTCAATCCGTTTCCAGTTCCACAACGATATTTCTGACACCTCAATCGCAGGTGCGACTCTCGCTGAAACTGTAGACCCAGATGCAGTAGCACTACCAGCAACCACAACACTTGATGTGTCACAGGTTGAACTTGGTCGTGTAGTACTCCCAACACGCAAGTTGGCACTTATGACACTTGCAGATGTTGACCCATGGATTGCAAACGCAGTCTCATTCAACATGGCAACAACACTTGACAACGGCATTGCCGCTGTTCTTGATGCAGGTACAAACGTCATCCGCGAATCTGGCGGAGCACTTTCAACAACTGCTGCTAAGTCAACAATTGACACAACAGATACCTTCAAGGGACGCGATGTTCGCTACGCAGTAACTAAGTTGCGCGCTGCTAACGTTGTAACCCGTGGCGGAATGTATGTTTCATACATCCACCCAGAAGTCTCACACGACCTTCGTACAGAGACAGGTAACAACATCTGGCGTACACCACATGAGTACCAGAACGCTGGTCCACTTCTTGCTGGTGAACTCGGAGCATGGGAAGGTGTCCGTTTCATCGAGACACCACGCATGACAAACACAATCTCAGGTAAGGCTCTCACAGCACTTGCAACTGCTCCAGCAGTAAGCGGTGTCTCAGGTGAGTTCACAATCGTTGCAGCAAATGGTGCATTCGGTGGTCTTGCTGAGGTTGGAGATGCAATCTCTGGTACTAACGTAGGTACTGGTGCTTTGATTACAGCAATCTCAGTTGGAACAACAAACACTACATTCACAGTGTCTGTTGCTAACTCAGGAACTGTTGGAACAAACACACTTACAGTTACTCCAAAGGCTCGTGTTTACAACACCTACGTACTCGGACAGCAAGCACTTGCTGAAGCAGTATGGAAGGAACCAGGTATTGAATTTGGTAACGTTGTTGACAAGTTGAACCGCTTCCGCCCAGTCGGCTGGCACGGTATCATCAACTGGTCAATCTATCGTCCAGAGGCTCTATACCGCATCGAAACTGCTTCATCAGTTCGTGCATAATCTAAGTATTTAGATGGGTGGGGCTAGGGGAAACTCTAGCCTTATCCATAAAACGGCTTAGGAGGCTAAATGGCATACAGATTCACAACCCCTACAGTCAGCGAAGGACCTGCTGGCGAAGGGCGTCTATTCAGCCGTTACAGGCTCGTACGGGGCATAACAGTCCTAAAGATAGACGGAGAGTACTACGAAGTCCGATTCCCCTCCTCAGAGGAGATTGCGGATGCAGATGTTGCGTATATCGGGGGATATTCGTATGAAGTCAGCCTAGGGGAGAAGACAGACCTTGAGGCTGCAGGATACACGGTGGAGACTATATAAGTGTGTGAACATATCAGTAAGGTGCTTGAATGGGGATTCACTGACGCTCACGACTACAAGGTTACAAAGTATGGATGCTTGAACTGCGATGAGGTTTCAGACGTACCATTCCCGTCAGAAACAATCGCTGTTGACCATACCGCCTGTGGTGGACCAGAAGTCTGCTTCGGGTGCAAGGCAGCAGGGCTCTTGTTGAATACTGGGGACGCTTCCTCACAGAAGCAAACCACCAACAAGAAGTGGGAAGGCGAGTTAGAAGCCTACCGCAAGGCAAGGTCTGAGGGAATACAGCCAGCAGGTACAACCCTAAAAGCAGTTCAAGAGGCTCAAAGAGCATCTGATTCTATGGGTTCTGCTTATGACGCTACTACCATGCCCGACACAAACATTATCCAGAACAAGACAGTATCCAAACTCAAGGAAGTAGGAGCAATATAATGCCAATGGTAAACGGAAAAGAATACGCATACACCGCTAAGGGTATGAAGGCAGCCAAGATGGAAGCCAAGAAGTCAGGCAAGAAGATGGTCAAGAAGACCGCTAAGAAGAAGACCATGAAGAAGGCGGCTCCACGTCGCGGACTATTTGGCGGCAAGTAATGGCTAAGAAGAAGAACGAATCAATTTTTGATAAAGTTTACGATTACGGTGCAACAGCAGCAAAAAGTTACCGTAAATGGAACAACCTACAGAACTCACCTGCAAGAAGCCCAGAGGCTGGACAATTTTGGGGAGCCGTACTACAGAATCGTAAGTACAACTCCAAAGGTCAGCAGATGAAGAAGTAACATGCCAAAAGCAAAGCCTAAATCTAAAGTCAATGCTGCTGGTAATTACACCAAACCTGGTATGAGAGCCGCACTATTCAAGAAGATTAAGGCTGGCTCTAAAGGTGGAGACCCTGGAGAATGGTCTGCACGTAAGGCACAATTGCTTGCTGTTCAGTACAAGAAAGCAGGCGGGGGATACAGATAATGGCACTTGCTAAATCTCAGCAGTCACTCAAGAAGTGGACTGCACAGAAGTGGAAGACTTCTGATGGCAAGCCGTCGAAGGGCAAGAAAAGATATTTACCTGCTGCTGCATGGGCTGCTTTAAGCCCAGCAGAGAAAGCCGCTACCAACAAGGCTAAAGCCAAAGGTAACGCAAAGGGTAAGCAGTTCGTAAGGCAACCTAAAGCAATCGCAAAGAAAACAAAAGGTTACAGATGAAAGACTCACGTTTAACACGGGCAGGAGTATCAGGCTATAACAAGCCTAAGCGTACTCCCAGCCACCCTACTAAGTCACACGTTGTTGTGGCTAAGGTAGGTAGCCAGGTTAAAACCATCCGCTTTGGACAACAAGGCGTTTCTGGCTCACCTAGAAAAGCAGGAGAATCTGCTGCCAATGCAGCACGACGTAGGTCTTTCAAAGCAAGACATGCAAGCAATATATCCAAAGGAAAAATGAGTGCCGCATATTGGGCAGATAAGGTGAAATGGTAATATGAGAATGGCAAACGAAGGCGGAACGCCTAAGAAGAAAGCAGTAGTTCCACCAGCAAAGCGTACTGGTGACACACCTGCTAAGAAAAAAGTAACAGTATCACAAGCAACAATTGACCAGATTAAGAAGCAAGGTATGACAGCAGCACTTAAGAAGGCTGCAGCGGGTGGCGTGTCTGCCTCTTACATGGAAGGTGTCAAGCGCATGTATGGCGCAGCACGTCTTGCTAAGGCTACATCTTCTAGAATTGGTTCAGATTCTACAAAGCGCACAATGGGAACACCTTTCGGACAGGCTGGCGGTTCTTCTGCTAAGCCTACTGCAAAGCGTACAAGAACAGGAACTCCTGCTGGTTCTTCTAAACCAACACCAAAGCCAACACCAAAGAAGAAGTCAGGAACAACTGACCCATTTGCTAGATTTGTATTTGGTGTCGGCAAAGCAGCAGCACAGCCTTTTAAATCACAACCAAAGAAGTAATTAACTTTAAGGATATTCGATGACAACAACCTATGCTAATTTGGTAGATGAGATTCTTCTCAATCTAGCAGGCTATACATTAAGGCAAGACCGCGCTACGCACTTGACCCAAGATGTTACTTCTACAGGGCTGGGTCTCAGCCTTGCTAGCGTCAGTAATATTGGCATGGGAACGATTGAAATTGAAGACGAGTTGCTGTGGATTGATTCGTATGACAGAATCTCTTCTACAGCAACCGTCGCTCCTTATGGTCGTGGGTATCAGGGTACAACCCCAGCAGCACACACAACAAATACCAAAGTAGTAATTGCTCCAACATTCCCACGCGCTACAGTAAAGAAGGCTATCAATGATACAATTGATGCTGTATTTCCTAACCTCTTCGGGGTTGGTGTTCACACATTTAACTTTAATACCGCTGTCACAACATACTCACTTCCTGCAGACTCTGAGACAATCCTTTACGTCTCATGGAAGTCAACAGGACCAACGCAAGAGTGGGTTCCTGTAAGAAACTGGCGTCAAGACTCCTTTGCAAACGCAGCATCATTTGCTACTGGTCAGACTATTTCAATCTATGACCGCATCGATGCAGGTCGTACAGTCCAGGTTTACTACACTAAGAAGCCAACGACCCTAACAGAATCAGGTCCAAGCGCTACATTTGAATCCGTAACAGGTTTGCCTTCATCCTGTAAAGACGTTATCGTGTATGGCGCTGCCTATCGACTTGCCGCGTTTATTGACCCAGGTCGTCTTAACTATAATTCTGCAGAAGCAGACAACGCAGACACCAAGATTCAATACGGCTCTGGTGCATCCACTGCACGTTTCCTTCTTGCTTTATTCCAGCAACGCCTTAACGAAGAAACTAAGAAGTTGCGCGATGTTTATCCAACCCGAATCCACTACACGAGGTACTAAAATATGACAGTCCGTAAATATTCCTCCGTTTCCCAGGAAACAACTCTTACCTCAGCACTTAACTCAAGTGCAACAACAATGGTTGTGGGTTCCTCTACCGCCCTACTAGGCGGTATCAGTGTCGGAAACACATCGCCACTTGAGACATTCGTCGTTGTTATTGACCCAGATACAGCACTTGAAGAAATTGTC